TTCCTTTGATGCCAGAAACGGCTACGGGTGACTACTCAGGTGCAACAGGATCACATGGTCATATTGAACTAACATTCCCTAACAACCGTGTTATCGGTATTCACCGTGACATCACTGTGTACCGTCAGTTCAAGCCAAAGACAGACACCATTGAGTACACTCAGTTCATGAGAGTAGCAAGTAACATTGAAAATGCTGATTCGTATGTAATCGGTAAGAATGTTAAGCTTCGTACACTGTAAGTAATAATTAAAAAATTTGTGATCGGGGGGGGGTGAAATATCCCCTCCCTTTCGCATTATTTAAGCAAGTGTGGTATTGTATTAACCATGACTGATAATATCGTTACATCGAAAGCAACATCAGGTGAAGAAGCAAAGCCAGCAAAGAAGGCTCCGGCAAAAAAGGCTGCTGCAAAGCCAAAGGTTAAAGCAGAAATCACAGAAGATAGTGTTGAACAAAAACCAGCAAAAGTGTCTAAAAAATCAAATGCAATTAATTTGATTATTTTTGAAAGCGGAGCTTCGTATAGCTCTGGTAATCTTTTCTTTTCAAGAGAAGATTCCATGAAAGAAGTCTCAGACGAGGAATATGCATTCCTTTTGAGTCTTGAAAATTTTAGAAGAGCGGATCCTCACGAAATCGAAGAGTATCTCGCATCTAAGGAGGATTAATTATGGCAGGTAATCTTAGTAATTACTTAGAGGACAAAGTTCTTGACCACATTTTGGGAACAACGGCATACACAATGCCATCGACTGTTTATGTAGCACTTTATACGGCTGCACCAAATGATACGGGTGGTGGAACACAGGTCAGTGGTGGTTCATACGCTCGTCAGACTGCTGCTTTTGATGCTGCATCAAGTGGTGCAACCCAAAACACTGGGAACATTGACTTCACTAATATGCCAGCCTGTACGGTTGTCGCAATTGGTATTTTTGATGCTTTAACAACAGGCAACTTGCTTGTGTGGGGAACTCTCGCAACAAGTAAAAGCCTTGATGCAGGCGATACATTGAGAATCGCAACAGGCGATCTTGACATCAGCCTTGACTAAAGAGGTTTAAATGGAAAGAAGAGAATTTGCTGGAGCTGTTTTAAGCACGACATTGCCAAGCAATGTCGCAAACTCAGCGTCATCTATTACCCTTGGTTCCGGTTCGTCTTTCCCCACAGGTGCCAACAATCCATTTGCAATCATTGTAAGTCGTGGTGAAGCAGCGGAAGAAAAAATGCTCGTGTCTTCTCGTTCAGGAGATGTTCTAACTATAAGCGTTAGAGGGTATGATGGTACTACAGCACAGAACCATTTAGCCGGGGCTGTTGTTGACCATGTTCTTGATTCAAATACGATTCAAAGCATGAATACATATACATATGACACTGCTATCTTGCAGTGGATGGGGGTTTAAATGGCAAACTTAACACCAAAGCTTCTGTATATCGGAGCTGACACTGCAGCTAATGTTGTTACTATATCAAACAATGCTGGAAGCTATTCTATTGTTAAAAACATTAACTTGTGCAACTTCACATCAAGTGCAGCAACATGCAGTTTACATTTACTTGTGTCAGGTGTCTCAGCAGCTGCTAATAATAATGCAATTCTAAAATCATTTACTGTTGCACCAAACGAAACAGTTGCTTATAACGGAATTGTTGTTCTTCCTGCTAACTCCAATCTTTATCTTTCTCAAGCAAATGCAAGTATTACTCTGTCGATTAGTGGAGTTGAATACGCAACTTAATTTTAACTCATATACAATTGTTATGTGAGAAAATTAAGATTTAATAAAAGTGCATGGATATTAATTCCTGCAATTATTCTCTCTCTTTTTGCATCTCCGGCTAAAGCTGAAAACTTAATAATCACAGAGCCAACAGATGTTTGGTTTGATTATAGTGAGACAACACAGTTTATAGCCCAAACCTACATGGTCACTGGGTACAACTCAGATCCAATGTTGTGGCTATATAACGAAGCCGGAACGCTTCTCTACAGCATTGATGATTCCATTGGTCTGCAGTCGTATATCTCAATGGAGGTGCCTGCTGGTCGTTATAGACTAAGGGCTGGTATTTGCTGTAACAACCCTGATGGTTGGCATACAAACCAAGGGTGGAACTTACAGTATGAACTGAGCTTCAATGGTGTTGGGTCTACTCAGACCACTTCCACAACATCCACGACAGTAGAATCAACCACAACCACCTCTACCACTGTAGAGCCAACCACGACAACTTCTACAACGACCACCACAACAACCACAACCACAACGACAGTGGTGCCGACCACAACAACATCTTCATCTACAACAACTATAGCACCTGAGCCTGAACCGACTACAACGACTGTTGAGGAAGTTGTTCCCCCTCCTGTTGAAACACTTCCAACAGAAAACACCACTGTTTCAATTCCCGAGTTGGACCAAACTCCAGTTTCTACTCCAGAAATAGATACAACACCTGTTGAAATTCCTGAAGACCCAACGCCAACAATTGAAGTTCCCCAAGAGGTTCAAGAAACTATAGACGCAACGGTTGATGATATTTTCGATGCACCTATAACCAATGCAAACCTTGCAAATGCCGTTGATGACTTAGTAGCAGATGCCGGAACTCCTGAAGAACTTACGGCAGTGGTTAATTCTCTTCTTGGTCAAGATTTAACTGATTCGCAGTTTTCTACAGTTATTGATTCAGTGTTTGATGGTCCTATGTCTGACGAAAACTTCTCTGCTGCAGTGGAGGCTGTCTTTGACAATACATCTCAACTAAGTGCAGACCAATTTGAAGCTGCTGTCGATGCAGTCTTTTCTGAGCCGTTATCTGAAGAACAATTTTCTGCTGCCCTTGATTCTATTTTTGATGAGCCAATCTCGGATGAAAAATTTGCATCAGTTATTGACTCTGTATTAGATACGCCGTTGTCAGATGAACAATTTGAAGCGGTTGTTGGAATTTTAGAGTCAGATTCTGTTTCTGAAGAACAAGTGTCTAATGCTGTTGACAGTGTTTTGGAACTTGGTGTTACAGAAGACCAAGCAACCGACCTTGCTACAAGTGCAAAGGTTTTGGAAAGTATTGACGCAGATCAGGCTACAGAAATCTTCCAAGAAATTGCTGTTGATAATCTTACTTTAGCGGAAGAAGCTGCTCTTGTTGAAACACTTACCGATGCCCCAACTGAAATCAAAGAAGCTTTTGAGGGAGAAATTGACATCTTCGGAGAAGGTCTTGACGACTATGTGCCTACAGGCTCTGGAATAGATGTAAAAGCGAGAAGAGCGCTCATTGCTGTAACAACAGCTTTAACAACGATTACAACGGCTCCTATGCCCTCTGGAGGCAGTTCTGCACCATCGGGTGGAGGAGCTGGAGGACCATCAGGAAGTGGTGGTTCCGGTAACACAGATCGGGGTAATAGCCGATCAAGGAGAAGATAATGTTTAAAAAAATATTAAAAGAACTCCATGCTTTGGCATGGACACTATCTGGAGGTGTAATTGTTCTAATTACATTATCCGGCAAAACACAAACTTATGGACTATGGCTAACCATTGCTGCCTTTACTGTTCACATGTTTGGAGTTTTAATTAAAAAGGAAGATTAATGTCTAAAGTTAATAATATTTTATTAAGAATACTTGCTGTATTCGGAGCATCTGGTCTTGGAGTAATTGGAGCTGGCGCTATCGCTGGAGTTAATCTCCCTCAAGCCATCTTTATGGCTGGGATTGGCGGAGTCGCTAAAGTTGTTGAGGGTCTAGCTAGTGCTTTCCTTGATGATGGCAAGCTTGATGATGATGAAATCTCTGCTGTCTTTGGCGGAGTAAAGACTCAGCCTAAAAATAACGAGTAAGGTATAATGTTAACATAGTGATTTAATGTCACGAAGGAGATTATATGATCAAAATTACAGAACAAAATAAGGCAATGCTTGCCTCTTACGCAAGAAGCGTACTCGGTGCAGGTGTTGCAACATATGTTGCAACCAGTGACATCAAATTGACAGCCAACGCTCTTTGGGCTGCAGCCCTTCCAGTGGTTTTGCGTTACCTAAATCCAAAAGACCAAGCATTCGGAAAGACCAAATAATGGCTCGCAAGTACCCCTATTATCCCGCTTTTGACGGAAAAAAAGCAGGAGCTGGCGTTGAGTGGTTCGTTGGCGCTTGTGGTCGCCGTTGGAAGGCTACAAATCTAGGAATATATTCCGCAAGATTGATGAGAAACTCTCATACAGAAGGTAAGAAGATTGGTGATCCCGGAATGGAAAAGTGGCTTAGTGTTCACTCAACTGGAGCTGCATGCGATATTGGTTATTCAGATCGTAAAGTCGGTCTTGCTATGTGGGACTGGTTCCTTGCACATACGAAAGAATTAGGTATTGTTGAAATCCATGATTATGCATTTGATGCAAATGCTAAAGATGGAAAGCCCGGTTACGGAAGAGGTTATCGCTGCTCCCGTGGTGAAGGCTCGGACCCAAAGTCAGTCAAGATTTATGATTCAAAAGATAATGCAGGAAGTTTTGGGGGCAAGTGGTTGCACCTAGAATTTGAAGCTGAATTTGCAAAAGATGCAGCAAAGATGGAAGCAGCATGGAAGGCTTTGCCAAAGCCCGGTGCATGATGAGTGAATTAGAAAAGTCAAGATCAAAAAGTTGTACCTGCGGTTGTGAATGCACTGACCAATGTACATGTGGCTGTGAAGACTGCGTTTGTTGATAACAAGCGTAATATCGTCTAAAATTTAAGTATCATGGCTGGCGCAAGAGATATCGTTTTATATGCTGGTGATACATATGTTCATGAGCTTCGTTTAAGAAATAGTGCAAACGCTGTTATTAATATCAGCTCACATAGCTACTCTGGTCAAATCAAGCTGGGTCGTACTGCAACGGACAATATTGTTTCGTTTACTTCTCAAATAACTGATGGAGCAAATGGGGTTGTTCAGTTCTCACTGGCTGCTAATGTAACATCTACAATAACCTCTGGAACTTATTACTATGACATCCAACAAACAAACGGTACAGTTGTAACCACCTTGCTCGCTGGTAAGGCGATTGTGCAAGGGGATGTTACTCGTGCCAGCTGAAATAACTACAGTACAGATTAATCAATCTGATATTACTCAATTAAGTATTAGTAATACAGATATAACAACTGTTAATGTGCAAAATAGTGATATCACTGTATTACAAAATGTTTCTGCTACAATTAATGCAGCGTCATTGAGTCTTTCTAGCGATATTCCACAAGATATAGCAAGAACCGGGTCAGCTGGCACCAGTTCTGCAGTAAGCAGAGCGGATCATATCCACTCAATAGCAAATACATTACTAGACGGAGGTAATTACTAAAATGGCTAATACAATTAGAATTAAAAGAAGGGCTTCTGGAGGAGCAGCTGGTGCGCCAGCCTCTTTGGAAAATGCAGAACTTGCATATAATGAAGTAGATGATGTCCTCTACTACGGTAAGGGAACAGGTGGAGCAGGTGGAACTGCCACAACTGTTGAGGCAGTTGCTGGTTCAGGTGCCTACCTCACACTTTCCGGGGTCCAGACGGTAACTGGTAATAAGACATTTAGTGGTGTTGTTATTGTCCCCACACCAACGGCAAACACGCATGCCACAACCAAGGCTTATGTTGATGGTGCTATTGCTGGAGTTTCTCTTGGCAATACAGCAGTAACGGCTGGTTCTTATGGTGGTGCAGGAACAGTAGGTACCTTTACTGTTCAAGCGGATGGTCGTTTAACTGCTGCTGGCAATACAACAATCTCCATTACGGCTTCACAAGTTAGTGATAGAGCTACAAATCTTGTCACTGGTCTTACGGGTACTGCAAATCAAATCGCTGTTTCTAACTCAGGCGTTGGAGCGGTAACAATTAGTCTTCCAGCTGATGTTACAATATCTAATACTCTTACAATCACTGGAGATCTTGTTGTTAATGGTAATACAACAACTCTTAATACCGCAACTTTAACGGTTGAGGACAAGAATATTGTTCTTGCAAATGTTGATACACCAACAGACACGACTGCAGACGGTGCCGGTTTCACAATTAAAGGTGCAACAGATAAGACTCTTAACTGGGTCGATGCAACAGATGCATGGACATCTTCTGAGCACTTCAACCTAGCCTCTGCTAAATCATATTATGTAAATGGAACCTCAGTTCTTTCAAATACCACTTTGGGTTCAGGAATCATAAACTCAAGTTTGACATCAGTTGGAACCATTGCGACTGGTGTATGGAATGGTACATCTATCGGTACAGTTTATGGCGGTACTGGTCTTACCTCTTACACGACTGGTGATTTGATTTACGCATCAGCGACAAACACCCTATCCAAGCGTGGTGTTGGAACAGAAGGTCAATTCCTCAAGATTGTATCAGGTGTTCCAAACTGGTCTGATACAGTAGATGGCGGAACCTTCTGATAGGAGGAAGCAATGGCTAATACCATTAAAATTAAAAACTCAGGAACAGCCTCGGCAGTCCCAGCCTCACTTGAGCATGGTGAGCTGGGGCTTAACTATGCCGATGGAAAGATTTTTTACAAAAACGGTTCCAATACAATTGTCCAGTTTAGCAGCGGAGGCTCTGTAGATCTTGATGCTTTAACCGATGTCATTATTACAACCCCAGCATTAGGGCAGATTTTAGAATATAATGGTAGTTCATGGGTGAATAAGAATACTGTTCGTGACAATATGATCAAATTCTATATGGAGGTTTTGTAGTGGCTATTAATCAGAAAAGACTGGCTGGACCTACCCAGATTACTACGGCTAACACTGTCCAATACACAACTCCATTAAGCACAACTTCAATTGTAAAACAAATTGTTATGTGCAACACAACAGCTTCTGCCAAAACTGTAACAATCAGACTCAAGCCAGCCGGAGTCGCAGAAGCCAATACTCAAGATTTTATGAGCGCATTCAACATCAATGCGAATGAAACAATTTCTTTTGGATGTTCAATTGTCCTTACTAATAATGGAAACACAGCAAATGCTACAAATAGCGATCAGCTTGTTGCTTTCACTTCCGCAAACTCTGCTGTGAATATCATGTTTATGGGTTTTGAGGAGGCATAATGGCTGGTCTTGAACGCTACCCCGCACTTAATGCTTTTGCTTCATTCGCTGATGCTGCCGACTCAGTTTACGGGACTGGTTCTGATGGATCGGTTACTATCTCTGCAAATACAACATTGACATCTGATCAGTTTTACTACAATCTTTCTGTTGACTCAGATGTTGTTTTAAACACGGCTGGCTATCGTGTCTTTGTGAAGAACCTCCTTACTCTTAGTTCTAACTCAACAATCGGTGTTGGTACAGCAAACACATACACGATGAATACAGGATTTTCCGGTGTTGGAACAATCCAAGGCGGTGGAGGTATTTCCGGTGCTGTGACAAACAGTCTCGGTGGAAACAGTGCAACACAGACTGCAACTGTTCCATCAGTAGCTCAAGGCGGAACTGGGGATAAGACAACAACAAGTGGTTATTGGTATCAGCCAACTCAGTCTATTAAGGGCTATGTGCTTAATGCAAGCAATACAACCCCACTCTTCCTTAGAGGCGGAGCTGGAGGAGCAAACGGTGTAGGCGGTGGAGTTCTTATAATTGGAGCAAGGTATATTTCAGCCACAAGTTCATTCTTAGACGCTGCTGGAGCAACTGGAGCAGGCGGAGGGGGAGGTGGAGTAATCATTCTGGTATCAACATACGCAACAATGCCATCAGGAATCACAACAGATGTGACTGGCGGAACAAGCTGTGTTTCAGGTTCGGTAATCTACTCCCAATTGGTTTAATATGGCTGGCTTAGAGAAATTCGGTTCACCCGCAAAAGTACAGAGAATCGGTAATGACTCTGTTTACGGAACGGGGTCAGACGGCAACACAGTAATTGCTTCCAACACATCACTGTCTAGAGATATGTATTATAACAATTTAACGGTTAATAATGGTGTTCATCTAAACACTAATGGTTATCGTGTATTTGTTAAGGGATCTTTGACTCTTGATGGAAATATTGGAGTCATCCCACAACAACTTTATTTTAATTCGACCCTTGCAGAGCGTATGCTCCTTAGTTCTGGTAATATCGCAAAATCTCTCGGAGGAAACTCGGGTGGTAATACTTTCACAGCTTCTCAAATAACCGATTCGGATAAGAAAAATCTTGAATTATTAATATCTGGAATTGTAGTAGATACCGCAGGAACAGTGTCTGCAATAAGAGGCGGAGCCGGTGGTGTAACTGGGGCTAATGGAACCGTAACCCCTGCAACAGCAGGCGGTGCTGCTTCTCTTACAAGGAACCCTCTTGTTGCAGGTGGAGCCGGTACAGCCGGAACAACACCACCTGCGTCTGCTGGAGGAACTGGCGGAATCGGCGGGGGTATTGTCCTCATTGTTGCCAAGCAAATCACTGGATCAGGAACAATTTTGGCTCAAGGGCAAAATGCAAATGTTGGAGCAAATAGCTCAACAGGAAGTGCGGGTAGTGCTGCTCCTAACCAAACACTAACTCACCTCGCTGACAACTCAGCTCACTATATAACTGGTGATGGAACAACTGGTCCTCATGCTTCAGTTGCAGCTCCAGCCCTTCCACATGGAGGGCATGTTCCTGCTACGCAGAACAGATTGCATGGTTATACATATCGTTATGTACATGTAGGAAATGTTCATCATACTCATAATCAGGTGTATGGAAACTGGGATGCAGATCATGGCGGAAACGCAGCCGGTGGACCTTTTGCTCACCACTTTAGTGACTTTAATGATACGCCTCATGTTAATGGCTTAACAGGAACCTATACTGCAATTAACGGCATTCCTCACAACCATTCCCATAGAAACCAGCCCGGAGTCGCTTACACATTTGAATATTCTCATTATAGTGGAAGCTATAACCCAATTCATGATGTTCCCCATTTTAGTTTCCATGACCCCGCAGAGCTTCAGATATTCGGTAAAGGTCATTACCCCGCAGCGCATGGTCATCGTAATTATCCCAGACACCATCATGACAATAACCACTCCCACTTCAGAGCTAGAAATGCTGGAACGGTTTCATCGCAAGGTAGTACCGTATATCCCGGAGGAGCAGCTGGTGTGGCAGGTTCTTCAACAGCAGGTGCTTCTGGCGTAACTGGTGGTGGTGGTGGTATAATTATCGTTACAGATTCAATCGCTAACACAGTAGCAACATCAGTGGTTGGTGGTACTGTATCTGGTGGTGGAACAGGTCAATCAGGCACTGTTCTTACTATATTGAATCAATAAGAGGACTTATGGAATTTAGACTTTCAAATGAAAAGAAAAAAGAAATGGCTCAACATGCGTTGGACACACTGGAGATGCATTACTACAGGGAAATCGTATTGCTAGGGGAGAACCCCGAAACCTTCGTTGTCCCCAGCCCTTCAGAAATAACAGACCCAGTTCAGGCTGCATCATATGCTCAAGTGAATATTCTTAGCGAGAAAATTGTAAATATTCAAAACATTATTGACTCGATTCAGTAATATGGATAGGGTCATATATTGTCCATCTAGTGAATTTTTAGAAGAAGCTTCATCTCTCGCTAGAAAAACCTATCTGCAGATTATAGTTGGGGATAATGACCACACAGCGGATTTAGACTTTGATAGAGGAAAAGTATTGGTTGTTTCTGTGCCTCAAAACAAAGGTTATTTCTTTTTAAAATCCGTTAAAGAAGGTTTTCACCAAAATATTAAATATAAAAATGAATTTTGTGTTATAAAGAATAAAGTTGATTTGTTTATTAATAATGACCTAATAAAGCCTGTATACGAAGAATCTCATGTTGCAAAATTCATACATCTCTGTAAAGATGTTGGTGATTATTCCTGTAGAATAGTCGTTGATCAAAAAATAGAAGAGGAGTTTTCTTTTGTTGTCAATTAAAAAAGAGGAAAAAGCGCCTTGTATTTGGATTTACAAAGATGCTTTTGATAGTAAAAATTTTTGTGAATTAGTTGAGAAAGAGACAGAAGAAGACTGGGCATTAATTGACTGGTCGTACTCAGCAACTGGGGATGGTGACCAAAAGCAAACTAGCGAATACCGTACATCTCTTGAAATGCCAATGAATCCTTTTTTTTCTGAAACAATCAATGAAAAGTTAAAACCACTTCAAGATATTTTTATGAATGACATTTTTACTAAGATTGACGAATGTATATGGGATTATAGAACATGTTTTGATTTGAATCTAAAAGCGGATTCAGGGTTCTCTCTTCTGAAATATATGGATGGAGGGGAATATCATATCCATCACGACCATAGCCCTGATAACTCAAGAGTTCTAAGTTTGGTTGCATGTCTTGGTGATAATTTTGAAGGCGGAGAGTTGGAGTTTAACAATTTTGACTTGACAGTGAAGCTAGAAAAAAATTCTTTGATCCTTTTCCCGTCTAATTTTCCATATACTCATATTGCTCATCCCGTCAAAAGCGGTGTAAAATATAGTCTGGTAACATGGTTCCGATGAGTAGTTTAAGTAATATCGATATCAATGCTTATTCTTGGTTTGCATTTACTGACCAAAAACAGCCATTCAAAGCAGAGGTCCGGGTTGAATCGGGCTATGTGGACTTCCTAGGGTGCGATTTCTTCGAAATAGATTCTGGCACTATTATTTGTTTTAGGAAAGAAACTTATGCTGGATTTCATGACTTAAAGATAACGGGTCAAAAAGTTGATCTTGTCCAGATGACTTCTGATACAAAAGCCTTGAACTTTGTTTTAAATGAAACGACTCAAAGCGGATACAACTTTTACCTTTTCCTAGGGTCTAAGGTCCAAGAGAATAATTCTATTATTGATGAGTCTTATAATACAGAAGGTTTAGGCATTAGGGATGATTTTGTTCGATGTGATTATAGGAAGCTAGGAGGGGTATCTTTTTACGAGCCTCAAACTGGTTACGATATTGTAAGCATTTGCTATGTCCTGAGTGTTACTGGTGTCGGTCATGTTGTCAGGATAGGGACCAGTAATACAGGGAACTTGAATGCGAATACCCGTGGTGAATATTGTGCAGCCAAAACCTTGACAGGTATGATGAAAGTGCTTCATGAGTGGTCTATTGTTTCTGAAGAGCCTTTTAATAATCAAGAAGAAATCGCAAGCAGTGCAGTACTTTTCTTACAATCTTTAAACTTGGATGATGAGATAATGTCAGAAATTATATCATCAACTGGCGATATGGCTTTAGCTAGATATATAAGGGGAGACCTTGAGAGGTCTAATGAGATTGAGAATAGAGGTAAGTATGAAATGCCAGAAAGTTTTTCTAACTACATTAAAAGACACTACTCTTATCCAAGCTTGTATGAGCTACAAGAATCCCTTGATTTAGATATATTCGATGATGCACTAATTGATAATTATTTAAAACACTTTGAAGGATTATTGTTTGAATACTTCTTCGAGCATGACATAAAAGTTTCGTCTTCTGCAGACTTGGAAACAATTTACCAATCCGATAATACACCGGGCTATATTAAGAAATATATAGCACAATATAAAAGAGTCAAGAACATCAATTCATGATTGATATTGAAACAGCTATTATTGGAAGTGGAACAGCTGGCTTGGTCGGGGCAATCATGTTACGGTCAGCTTTTCCCTTGATGAATATCACAGTGATATCATCATCTCAAGTAGGGATTATCGGTGTTGGTGAGGGATCAACAGAGCATTGGCGTATGTTTATGGATGCATGCAACATCTCTCTTGGAGAGCTTTTGAATGAAACAAAAGCAACGCATAAGAATGGGATTCGGTTTGAGAATTGGACAAGCCATACCCCCGATTACTTCCATAGCGTTAGCGATGCAAGCACTATCGGTTATTACAACTTTTACGGTTTATATAATGGTCTTATTGAGAACAATAAAACATTAACTGAGAATATCTCATCAAGAGCGATGATAGAAAACAAAGTTCGCGCTAATGGACCACATGAGTCAGTGAATCAGTTCCATTTTGATACTGTGCTTCTTAATAAGTATTTGACAAGATTATGTAAAGAAAGAAATATTCGTTTTATTGATAGCAAGATTGTTCAAACAAATTTGGATAATGAGAATGGGCATATTGAATCAGTTCTATTGGAAAACGGGGATGTGCTTGAGGCGGGGTTTTGGATTGATGCATCAGGAATGAGTCGCATTCTTATATCAGAGGTGAGTGATGCTAAATGGAAGTCTTTCTCCAATCACCTGCAGATGAACTCGGCGATTCCTTTCCCGACTCAATCTGACCCTTCTGGGGAAATCAGACCCTACACTCGGGCTAGGGCTATTCAGAATGGATGGGTTTGGGAGATTCCAACTCAGGAAAGACGGGGTAATGGGTATGTCTATTCCTCAAACTTCTGCTCTGACGATCAAGCTATTTCTGAAGTGTCAGCTCTGCTGGGATTCCAAGTTCAGCCAGTAAAGACTATTAAATTTGATCCCGGTCATCTTGAGAAAATGTGGGTAAAGAATTGCGTTGCAATTGGTCTGTCTTCTGCTTTTGTTGAACCAATCGAAGCGTCTTCTATTGGCGGGACAATTCAGCAAATGAGGTGTTTGGTGGAGAATCTGTCTTCATACAAGATTGGTCATACAGCTGTTCAGAATGAATACAACAAGAAGATGAACATCATGATGCAGAATATTTTATCAATGATCTATCTTCATTACATATCTGATAGAAGAGATAGTGAAATGTGGGTAAACCAAGCGAACACCCCAGTGCCGGAGTATTTACAGAACTTATTAGATTTATGGAGTGAAAGACCTCCATTCTATAATGACATACCAACAAGTAATTATGAGATGTTCCATGTCCCTCATTTTTATCATGTAGCTCAAGGGCAAAAGGTTCTTTCGCAAGAAGCTTCTTCATTGTCTATTTATCGTTTTAATATTCGAGATTCTGTAAAGACAGCAATGTATTCTGCTAAAATGAAACAATCAGACCATGCAAAGGTGGACCATGCGCAATCGCTCAAAGAAATACAATTATAAAATTGCAATGTTCAGGGGGGATACCCCCAGACCAAAAAAGAATGAGGTTGTAATTGTCCCCAATGACAATCGCTTGCTGGATATCGCCCCCTATGCTGCTCAAGGGAATCTGCCATCTTGGTGGAAGGATCTCCCTGTTAAAGATATGTCTCTAAGAAGGTGCAACGGAACTTATGACTATCTCCAGTATGGTTTTATTATACCTATGTGGACAGATGTAACGGTTAGACCAGACGCTTCTGGTGTAAGATTTGAATATAAACTAGGAAACTATGGTGATGACTACGCTTTTCATGTAGATGGCTTTAGCACTGAAATGGCAAAAGGTTGTCCTTTTGGCGAAAATCGAAAATTAAAAAATTTTAATTATCCAAAACTCGTGACTCCTTGGAGGTATTTTACACCAAAAGGTATTTCCTTGATGGCTTTGCCTATTCTCCATGAGCCAAACCCGAATTACACGGTTATGCCCGGTATTGTTCATACAGATTATTACAATCAATTACATATTGTAATATCCGTTCTAACTGACAAAGAGTTCACAATTCCTGCCGGTACACCCATGCAGCATATGGTTCCCATCAAAAGAAATGAGAATATTAAAAAACTTGTTTTTGGGAATGAAAGCATGTCTAGATTTCACATTGGAAATGGAATGGGGAAAGAGATTGGTAAGGGTAGTCTTTCGCAACAGGATAATAGCCAGCTCTATAGAAGAATTAGAATGAAGTATGATCAAGATATTGAAAGAAAAAAATGGTATTCTTTAAGAAGATAATTGACGCAATCAAGACGATGAGTAGTCGTTCTTATTGGACAAGGGTTAACTCAGTGGAAGCTTGGGGTTTTGCAACAAAGATTGCAATCATCTTTCCGGGTCTTCTTCTTGATAAACAATGGTGGTGGTTATATATCTTTGCCATCATCTCAAGCATAAGTCTTATCTGGACATCAACCCGCAAGACCTTGCCAACAATTATCCTTTTCAATGTGCTATGGGTAATCCTAGCCAGCTTGTCTATTCTAAAGCATTTTTGGTGGTTTTAGGATTTACTGATTAAAACCATATGCTGTATACTTAAAGCATAATGGAAGATGTAAAAGTAAACACATCCAAGACCCTAACCCTCACTCTCCCCGCTGACCCCACTTCAAATCTGGTCAGTGTCTCTGTTTATCATGAGCTGGGAGACCTTGTACACGGTCCTGTGAGTGCCTCTAGAGCCTCTGCAGGCGTTTATACAATAACATTGGGACAGCAAGCGTCTGGTATCTATATTTTAAATGCAGCAGGCAGGCACCGTACAGAATTCACCTATACGGTTTCTGGGGTTTCATATACACAGGCTCAGTACATTAATGTCTATACCCCCTACACTACTGCTGCTGATTTCTTCATTTCCTATCCGGAATTGCAAGAGTCTAAAGGGTCACTCTTTGACCGATACGAAAAGCGGGTCAGGGCAATCATTGACACCTACTGCGGTCAGTCATTTGATTACTACCCAGACAAGTCCATTACAATTGATGGAAACAATCACGCAAACCTTCATCTCCCATACCCTGTTTATAATTTAACCAAAGTTACCCAAGATCCGGGTCGTACATACGAAGAGGTTCTGTTTGATGCAACCTTGCCAACAGTTAATAATGTTGAGAGAGTTAAGCAGCCTTTAAACTTTGAAGCTTCTTATTACATTCGTTTCAAATCAGATACGATTGATAAGAACGATACCCTGATTGTTCCCAACTCATGGAAAGCAAAAAGAGAGTACAAGATTGAAGGAGACTTCGGTTGGGGCTATGTACCTAACAATGTGAAGTTTGCAGCTGATCTCCTGATTGCTGACTTGATGAATGACGATTCTGAATACAGAAGGCATGGAATTCATAGCGTTGATATGGATGTTGTTAAGATGCAGATGAAACAGTCGTTCTATGAATCAACCGGGAATATTGAAGCTGATGTCTACTTGATGGATTACACACTGTTTGTGATGGATTATGTGGTCTAATGGCATTCGGAACTTATTTACGGTTTAACCAAACCGCTGACATTTATCAGAAGGTAACAACTGTCAGTCCTGCTGGACAGAAGACATTCCAATATAACCTGATTAAAACGGCACCGATCTATATTCAATCCAGCAGTTCGGACACCAGTAATGGTGGTAAAAGAATCGCCCCCTACCAAGATTATATTTCTATTCATCAGCTCTTTATTCCGGGTGAGTATTCTGACTATATTGATTATACAAACAGAGTCCAAAACATAAAAGACAAATATGGTGATGTTCTAGAGGCTGGTCCTTTTGAGATTATATCAATCCAGCCAAAATTTGGGTTCAATGGTCGTAAGTCTCATATTCTAGCCGTTATCAGAAATGTGGTTGAACCATCATGATGACCGCAACGCATAACTTGGGTCAAATATTGGATGTGATTGGCAATATCCCTAATAATATAAAAGAAGCTGTTTCAAGAACATTTACAGAATCATATGAACCTTTAAAGTCAGAACTTGAGTCTAGATTTGGTGATGCCATAAGATATGCAGATTTCAATATTTCCTTTTCTGGGGAAACTTTTTCAATCAATATAACCAATTTGAATGAATTTGTAACTCAAGCGCAGACTGGTGCCAGCGCTTCGGATATCGCATCATTTGCGGAATCGTATATTCATCAAAAATTAGTTGATTGTCTTAGGCAAGATATGATGGGAGGAATTTGATAATGACGATATCAACCATTGCCGTTTACGACCTTAATGCTTTTCTAAAGGCTGACGCTACAATAACATCAATTGCAGGAAAGACTCTCAACTTCTTCCCAGTCGTGGCAACGGATTCTGAGCCAGCCCCATTCGTGGTGTATTTCTACAACCCAATGATTCCGGATGTTGAGGCTTATTGGATGAGATACGATGCAGTCAAATATTCTATTTTTGATACAAATGCAGATCGCCTATTCCGCCTATCGGAAAGGTTTGTTGAAATTCTGGGTCATGGCGACCAAATACAGACATCGGGTGGAGTCAACGGCACAGATACTCGCATCTTTTCCTGCTACCAAACAGGGTCTAATTTAATAGCTCCATTAGAAATTAATGGTTGGTATAGAATGAATTTAGATTTTAAATTGTGTTATGTATCAGAATAAACAATGTCAGTCTAGATAAAGTGGTACACTAATAATATATGCAGTATACTACTATTACATATGTCGGGAAGACTCCCGGCTACATAGTCAGGGTAGGTCGAAATACCTACGATTTTGAGTGGAATAAAGGACTCGGAATCGGCACAAGAGGTGGAGAAATCCGCCCTGATCATGTCAAGAAGATCGCTAAGTGGCGTGATAAAAAGGGCAAAAGAATATTTGTCCTTGAATAATTTAGGAGAAAATTAAAATGGCAGTTAATGTTTCAAACATTGTAGTCGGAGAGGCAACTATTAAAGTTGGCGACTCGGCTAACGCAACAACCATCAACGCAATGGATGGTTTCGATGACCTCGGTGCGACTCAGAACGGTGTAGAAATCTCATGGGAACCAGATATGGTCGACATTGAAATTGATCAGTTCGGTGACGCAGCAAGAATCGTACAATCAAAGGTAAAAGTTATGGTCAAGACGACTATGGCAGAGGCAACCTTAAACAACCTCGCTCTCGCTTGGAACTACGACTCGGTTGGAACAACCGATGTTGTGGCTAACAACGATGGTGCAAATACCAAGACTTTCTTGTTCGGAGCGCAAACCGTGTTCCCATACGAAAAGGCACTTGTTATCCAAGGCTATGCTCCCGGCACAACCGCTGGCGCAACCAAGACTCGCAAGTTCTATACGAAGCGTGCAATTTCAATGGAATCAACCACATTGACGATGAAGCGTGCAGAGGCATCCGTCTTTGCAGTCGGCTTCAGAATTCTACCAAAAGTTGAAGACACTGGTTACGAGTACGGAAAGATCATCGATCAAAGCTGAATAAGTAACAATTAAAAACTAATTAAAATCTAAATGATTGTCTGAGAATCCCTCAAGCCCTTGTGCTATACTTGGAACTTGAGGGATTTTCGAATCCCAAAACTCAAGGAGAAAATATAATATGACTGAAAAGAATGCTGACATTATCGGAGGAACGGATATCCTTTTTGCTGATGGTAAGACAAGAACAATTAAGCCACTCACAATCAGAAACCTTCGTAAGTTCATGAAGGTAATTAAAGACCTCAAGACTGATGACACACTTGAAGACGCTGATATTGATATCATGGTGGAAGCTGCTGGGATTGCGCTTATCGCTGTGGATCCTGCACTTGCTGCTAATCAAGAAGCACTTGAAGATGCGCTTGACCTTCGCTGCTTTGGCGAACTGATGGGCGCAGCAATGGGTTCAGACCCTTCCTAACAGGGGAGAGTGGAACAGGTGATCCCACAAGTTGGGAAGACATCCCTCTCCTCAAATATGAATCAGAAATTTTTATACGAAGCGGTGCTTGGAAGAACATTGTAGAGCTAGAAGAGAGTCTCACGCTTGATGAGATGTTTCTTCTTTATCGTGCATGTATGAATGAAAATTCAAATCAAATGAAGATGCTGGCTGCTTCACAAGGAGCAGATGTTGATATGAATGAAGATTGGTTCGATCCAGAACCACCAGAAGTAATTGGCTCTTCAAATATTGGTTCAATACCATTTGGATTGGGTTATGAACAACAATAATAAATTGCTTTTATTGGCTCAATGCCTTATTATTAACTAAGACAATCATGAGTGACGCACAAGCCGAAATCCTAGTTAGAGCCGAAATGAATGACCGGCTTTCGGCTGCTCTTCAACGCATAAACGGTCAATTAAGCAACACTGTTCGTTCTCTTAATGGTTTAAAAGCAACAAGTCAAAGTGCTGTTGGTGCAACCAATGCTGTTGGTGCAGCGATATCTAGACTTTCAAGAAACTCTAGTTCGCTGAATACATCTCTAAAAGGTAATGCGTTAAGTCAACACGCATTGTCAGCTTCTTTTCGAAATAGCCGTATACAGGCTGATGCTCTTAACTCACAACTTGGTCGTCTGCAATCCGCCGGGTTAAATACTGTTCCTATCCGTGCATACATAACTCAATTGAGAGTTATGGACTCCATGCAAAAACAAATTGGAAACTCAATGCGAGCAATGAACTTCCAGCAAATGGGTTCTCAACTCAATGCATTCTCGCAAAGAATGACCAACGCTGGAACACGCATGTCTATGGGTCTCACCCTGCCACTTGTTGCTTTCTTCCGGATGGGGTTTTCATCATTCAGAGCGTTAGATAAACAAGTCATTCGTTCAACCAAACTAATGGCTGACTCTTTCGATGATTCTGTCAAGAACACAGCTGGGGCTGCAAAAGGATATACCGACCTTCAGTATGCAGTAAAAACCCTTGGAGATGGTCTTGACAAAATCACAAGTAAATGGGGTGTATCAAGAGAACTTGTGCAGGGTCTTGCTGGAGATTTTGCTGAGCTTGGTATTTCTGCACCAGAGTCATTGGCGAGATTGACTGAATTAACTGTTGAATTTGAAAAATTGGGTAATATTGACATTACACAAGCTCAATCAACAATTCAGGCTATGTTCCAAACTATTTCTAGAATTAGAACAGACAAGGGGTTGGATGTAACGAGTGAAAAGTCGCTTAAG